CCCCTCAAAGTAAGTCTTGGCTGAGTTGACCAGCGGCTTCTGGGTGTTGCCGTCGTAATAGGTGAGCGCCGGAACCTGGGCGCCGCCCGTGGAAAAACTCCACACGTCGGGCCTAGCCAGCGGGTTAGGGTCAAACTCTTCCTGCTGGGGAACCTCAAAACGCAATGTGACTTCGGCGTGGTGCCTGTCTGTTTCAGTCACCGACCCGTCAAGCATCCGCAGAAACGTGTACTCAGGGTGCGATGCGCCGTGCACGTAGCCAACGGCACCGATGACCTGCTGGGTCGGCGTGGGCTCGTCCACCGTGACCACGAACTTCATTTCAGCCGTTGGGCTTTCGCCAAACCGGTGCTGAAGCGTGCGCGGCAAAACCTCTCGGTATGACAGGACGGCCATGCCTACGCTCCAAGAATGTCTACCGGCTCGAGGCCGTTGGCACGGATCGCCTGCTTGATCTCTTCCAGTTTCTGCAGCTGCTGCTTGCGCTGCTCAAGCGCTGGATCTTCACGCCGCAGCCCGAACAACGCAGAGATGCCTTCGTTGGTGCGGATGTCCGACACCTGCAACGCCCGCTGACTTGGCTTGCTCAACTCTGCGGCAATCTCTTGGCGGATCTTGATTCCCTCGGCCGCAAGATTTCGCAAGCCTTGGGCGAACTGGCCTTGGTCAATCTCGCCAGCACCGAAGGCGCCCTTGATGTTCTTTATCTCGTCCGCAATGCCGGTGGCTGGCTTGAGAAGGTTCAGGTCAATGCCACGGGCCTGCAGCCTGCGTTGCCGGTCCTGCTCCTTTGCGGCATCTCGCAAGACACCGGCCTCACTTTTGGCCTTGTTGAGCCTCTCCTCAGCGGCAATCAGCCCCTGGATGTCAAACTGCCGTCTTGCCTCTGCCGCTTCTTGCTCAAGGCGTGCGATGTTCTGGGCGATGGCCTCAAGGTCTTGGTTCAGCGTAAGGCGTGACTTCTCGGCGTCGGTGAGCGTGGCCGACCGGAGTTCATCAACCCGCTTGCGTGCGTCCTCGTTGGCCTTGCGTGCCGCCTCGTTGGCCTGCTTGATCCGTTCCTCGTCGGCCTTGCGTGCCTCCGACAGGCGACGCACAGACTCAGTCAGCGTTGCGGCCGCCTGTGCCGCTTGGATGAAGTCCTGGGAATTCGGCTTGGCTTCTTGAACTTGGATGGCGTAACGCACCAGTTCATCGAACTGGTCGAGCAGCGGCTGCGGCACGTTGTTGAGGCCGCCAAGTTCAGTCGCCAGCGACGTGATAGCCGACCGGGCATTTCCAAGTGCACCTTCGGCAAACTCACGGGCCGTGATTCGCTCAGGAACCTTCAGGGCCTCTTTGACCTTTTCGCCAAGGTTCACGACAGGGCCAATGCCTGCGGCCGTTGCAGCGGTGAACCGCTTCATTTCGGCGGTTGCGCCAGCGGCGGCCTGCTCAACTTTCGCCCCACTTTGACCACCGACAATCGCCCACTCTGACAACTTGCCGCCAGCAGCACCCAGAAGCACAACAAGCAGACCTATGCCGGTTGATGCCAGCAGCCCACGCACAGCCACACCGAGCGTGGCGGTCGCGCTTGCTGCCCTGGCCGCCGATGCCGAATATCCATTTGCGGCCACGGCAGACGCAGCAAAAGCCGCTGCCAACTGGCTAATCCCTGACGCGATTGCTTGGCGGTTGATGAATGCCAAGTATCCGCCAATGGCTGGCAGCAGGTTGGACGCCAGCGGCTGCAGCACGGACGCAAGCACGCTGGCAACACTGGCCACCGTCTGCAACGCCTGGCGGGCTGACTCGGCTGCAGCAGCCACGTCAACCTGTTGGGCAAAAGCCACAAACTCATTGGCCCCCTGCACAAGGGCCGGTGCCAACTGCGTCAGCACACGGCCTGCAAGTTCCTGCAGCGCCTGGCCAGCTAGCCCAAACGCATCCCCGATGGCGTCGATTGAATCAGGGCGGATGCCGTCAATGCCGTCACGGAACCCGCTAAGGAATTGGTTTGCGGTGTTGAGGTTTTCCGGCAACTTTCGGAACGTCGGGAGCAGTTCTGCACCGGAACGGCCAAAGATTGCCACAGCCGCAGCGGCACGCTCGGCTGGGCTTTGAATGCTGTTGATGGCAGAAGCGATTGACGCAAACTGCTGCGTACTGGTTTGGGTGGCCAGACCTTCCACGGACAGCCCAAGTCGTCCGAGAGCCGCCTGCGCTTCCTTGCTGCCACGTGATGCGTTGCTGATCGTCACTTGGGCACGGGTGAACGCCGTGGCTAGTTGCTCGCTTGAGGCGCCCGACAGATCCGCCGCTACCTGCAGCTGACGCAACTCACCGTAGGACACGCCAAGCGATTGCGACAACTGCCGGGTGCGGTCAATCGCCTGGGCCGCACCGCTGGTGAAATTCTGAAAGGTGCTAGCCAGCGACGACACGCCAGATATGAATAGCTTCGAAATCTCAATCGTCTTGAGCGTCGAAACGTCACGGGCCGTCTGCTTCGCTGCGTAGCCAAGTTTCTGCAACTCGACCACGCCAGCGTTGATGCCCTGGGCCATGCCCGTGGCGGATGCCGACAGATTGAATGCGAGGCTTAGGCTTGCCATGGGGCGTCACTTCTTGCCGAGATCGGCGGCCATCCGCTTCAAGGTTTCTTCAATCTGCGTTGGATGCTGCGGGGCCTTGTCTTCAATGGGCACAAAGTCTGTGGCGTCGGGCACTCGTCCTTTGCAGTAGGGGGCCAGCATCGCACTGGCCACCATGCCGGTCTGAATCCATGGGTTGTCCAGCGGGCGAAACCATCGGCTGTAGGCCATCCATTGCGAGAACTCACGGGAGTCCATCGCGTCGATTTCGGCCACAGTCTTTTTGAGGTGAGATGCCAGGGCGAACTTGAATTGCAAGGTCGGCCTGGCGTTCATTCCCCCGCTAGTTTCTTGATCTCCTCCTCAGTCAACGCGTTGTGCTTCAGGGCCGCACGCCACAGGCTGTGCATCTCATCGCTGCTGCGGGCCTTGAGGGCTTTGACGCCGTCATCGCCCGGATAGAGCAGGTTGCCCTTGTCGTCGCAGATGCAGCGGCTGAGAAGCTCAGAACGGAAGTCGGGGATGGCGTTCCCGTTGGCCTCGAGCAGCTTGAGTTCGTAGGAATCACGGTCACCAACGCTCATCAGCCTGACGGCCACCTCGCCGCCGAATGCCGGAACCTTGATGATCTTGGCGTCGGTTGCTGCGTCAATCTGTTCTCTGGTCAATGCCATGTGTTCAGCCGTCCAAGAGTTTGAGCGTCACGGTGTAACGGGTCACGCCGTTCACTTCGGCCGCCACGCCCAGCGACTGAAATACTGCCGAGTGCGTCAAGGACACGCCGCCACCAGAAAGCACGACCTGCTTTCGCAGCCCGTACTGAGCAGTGCTCATGTTTGGCGTGCCGAGACAGGTCAGCGTGACCGTGCCCAGGTCGTCAGTCCACACAGCACTGCGGCCTTTTGGCAGGCCGCCGCCATATGTCCACGACAGGTCAACCACTTCCGTGAAGGCTGTGCCGCCCCACGTCGCAGTGATTCCTTGGCTATATGTCGCCATGGGAAGCCCCCAGGCGATTAGGCCAACTGGAATTCGGCGCTGCCACGGATTGCGTCGTTGACGGTCAGCGTCACCGAAGAACTGTTGCAGGTCGCCGTTGCAGAAACACTGATGCCGCCAGCAATGCTGAGCGTGCCCGTGGTGTTCTGAGCGATGACGGAAGTGCCGATGTACTCAATGCTGACCGTCTTGCCGGTGTCGCCGCCCTGCGTGCCGACCAGCGGCCTAGACATGGTAAGAACTGATTGCCCGGTCGTCTGCCCAAGGTGACTGATGTCGATATTGTCAGTGCCGCCACCAGTCGAACCGATGGTGTATGTGATGGACGTTACGGTGTAGTTGGTGCCGGCAAACGAGAAAGTTGTGCCGGAACCGCCATGGGGAGTCGATGCCATGTGTCTAAGTCTCCTGCCACCACACGTCGTAGGTTTGGGTCACCGAGTAGACCGATGGCATTTCAGCACCGGCCAACTGCACAAAGTCGTCGGATTCGTTTTCCAGCGACGTTTGCTCTACCGTCGTATTGTCAACACTGCCCCCGTAGCCATCCAGAATCTGCCGCATGGTGTCGGCCACGCCTCGAGCTGATTCGTAGGTGGTGCTGTAAATGCTGTACTCCACGGTTACCCGTGGCATCCCCATCGGGGCACCAAGCGTCTGGGATCGCTGGATTGACGCCCGCCGCCAGGTCACGAAAGGCAGCGTCACCTTGTTTCCGGCGGCGTCCTTTTCAGGCACCGCCAGCGGGAACACCTTGGAACTGCACAGCGACGTGAACGCCGTGCTGCCAACCAGGGCCGACCGCAAAACCATTTCGGGCGATTTCATGGTCAGGCTCCAAAGTCCGTGCCGTACTTCTTGCGTGTTTCCTCAATGGCCTTGGTGAGGGCGCGACGCATCTCAATGTCGATAATTGACCGCATCGTGGGCTCTGCGATCCTGTAAGCCTTCTGCAGCGGGTACTGGGCCTTGGCCCCACGCACTTGGCCGGTGGCTACAAAGTCGATTGGGTATTGTCCCTTCCATGACCCTTGGCCACGGCGTGTGTTCCAGCTGGACAGGATGCCACGGGGGTTCCCTTGCGGCTGCTGCTTCTCACGCTGAATCAACGTGCGAAGCCGACCACCAAGCAGGACACGCTTTCGGCTCTTGCGTTTTGATTGCCCTGCACGCCGTGGCTTGGTGCCGTACTCAACCAGATGTGAGTGATAGGCCCGGTTTGGCCCGTACTTCACGCTGCCGCCGAATGCTGATTCTGCCATCTTTTGGCTACCAGCATTGACTGGCCTGCGGAAGCCAACGGCCACCAGCCCTACGGGAATGCCAGCCTTGTTGTTGGTGTACTTGCGTTCGACCTTGTTCACGCTGGCCAGAAGGTTTCCGGTAACACGGCCAAGCGCCAGCACCTGACTCTGCAGTGCAGCAATGCCAGGCCTGGCTGCTTTGCGTAGGGCCTGAATCTGGTACTTGGTGCTGATGTCTCTAGGCAGTCGCTTCAGCGCCGCCGTCACGTCATCCAGCGGCTGCACTGAATACAGGGCCTTCGCCTTCTTGCCACGTCCAAGGGCAAACTTTATGAGCGGGTCGCCACCAGCAAATATGTTGGCCATCAGACCACCTCTTGGCAGATGGCCTCATGCTCGCTGCGGTTCCCGTGCTCGAGCAGGCTGACGATTTCCAGCGTGCGGGTACGCCACGAAAAACGCATGTTCTGCGTCAGGCCCGGCAGATACCGCAGCCGCACGCGGTGCGTTAGGGCGATTTCCTGCTGCCCGTTTGTCAGCGACTCACGAGCACTGACGCCTTCCACGCTGGCCCACACGGCGGTGCTGTTGGCCCACGTGAGTACGGTTTCACCAAGTGTGTTCGTGGCACCGCTGGCGATCTGCACAGTGACACGCTCACGAAGTTTGCCAGCGTCCATTAGCGGTAACTTCCCCACTTTTGTGACGACAGCAGAGACTCGACCGCAAACTCCAGTTGCTTACTGATGCTGCCGACAAGGACGGTGCTGCGGTTCTCGTACCAGAAGCCAACCAGCATCAGGATGGCGTGCCTAATCGCCGCTGGCACGGCCGAACCGCTCGAGCCGTACCCAGCCCACCACGTCACGCTGATGGCGTTGTCGTCCTGGCGGTGCGGCGTCCACGTCGTGCCGTAAATCGGCAGGATCGCGCCAGGCGTGGCGTGCCGGTCCACCCGGTACTCAGCTGTGCTGTACGTGCTGGTCTGCCCGATCTCGGACGTGAACGTGACCGCCACCGCCGTGGCGGTCCCGCTGGTGGCCATCGGCGGCCGGGGAAGTTCGACCGGCTCAATGCCGCTGTCCGGGAATTTGTCGAACCGCATCACCCACTGCGTTTGGATCAGCGTGCGGTCTAGGTACTGCTCAACCCACTCACGGGCGGCCGTGATCAGCCCAGCGATGTAGGCATCATCTGCGTCGGTATCGACACGCAGGTGTGCCTTGGCCTCAGTCAGCGTGACCGGCTCAACTGTTGGCGGCGTCTGGCGTGTCAGGCTTCGGTACTGCACGGGGGCGGCCTCGCTTGCGTGGTGTGGCGTCTGCGGTCTCGGTCGTGGGCTGAATGGCGGCCGTTTCGATCAGGTCGCCTTGGCGGTCCTCGACTGCCACACGGTTGGCCAGCAGCTGCGTAGCCAGGCCGCCAGCCACCTCAACGGTCTGCCCCTTGCGGTAGCCACGCCACGCACGGGTGAACTTCAGTTTCATCATTCGCCGACACTCCATGCAGAGTCAGGTTTCCGGCCGGTCCTGGCGTATTCGGACGTGTACTGAAACGCAGGCTTGCCCAGTTCCTTGCTGGGCCA